GCCATTGACGATGCGGTTCTATCCGTACTCGTCTGGCGGTGTGCGTTGGTTCTCGACGACGTAAAATGAGCGACGATGCCCGACAATCCAGAACTACGCATCGTCATCACCGGCGAGGACTCGGCCGGCAAGCAGGCCCCAGCTCCGCAGTCGGGCGTTGATCCGAGCAAGCCGTCCGCTCAATCTGGGCCGTCTGTCCCCGAGCGTGCGGGCCTGGACGCGATCGTTGCCGCCAATCTGGCCGCTCTCCGCGAAGCGATCGGCCGCAACGATAAGACGTCCAAAGAGGCGGTCGAGACGCTCAAGGTGCTCGGTGCGGCCAAGTCGGCGTTGCCGGGGGCCGACCAATATCGCGCGTTGCTGGAGAGCGTCGTCAAGGGGCGGTTGAACCCCCCGCAGCCACCAACTTCGCAACCGGCTCCCAAACTGCCGGAGCCCACGCGGGCCGCACGCTTGCCCGCTCCCGTGGCCGAAGCGTCGCGTCGGGGCATCATCACGCTGCCACGGGATCAGTACACGGTCGACGCGACGCAGCCGGGCGGAGCACTCGGACCGCCCCGGCCGCCCGACTGGCAACCGCCGCGACTGCCGGGACCGGGACAGCCACCGGCGAACCTTCCGCGACGGGGCATGGCAGCCGCTGGCGGCGGCATGATGCTTCCACCGGCACCGCCCGGAGGACTTCCGCCGCAATTGCCGCCCACTCCAGGACCGGGCAACATTCCGCCAGCCCCCGCGGTCGGCGGCATGAATCTCCAGAACGTGACGATGTTTCTCGGGGCTCTGTACTTCGGGACTCGCGTGCTCGGGGAGTTTATGCACGCGGTTCAGGCCGCGACGCGATCGCTCGATGAAATGGTCAAGCGATATGGAAACTTCGCTCCACAAACGCTCGGGGCCACCGCGACGACAGGGGCCGAAGGAATCATTCGCGATATCCAGCGTGCCCAGCGGATTGACGACACTCTGTCGAAATACGTGCGAGCGTCGTTTGAATTGGAACAACAGTGGGAGGACTTCAAGGCGACCTTACTGACGAAGTTCGGCCCGACGCTGATCGAAGCTCTGAACGTAGCGCGAGAATTGATCAGCGAAGCGACGATGCACGACTGGACGGGCAACATTGGCCGTGGAATGAACATTCTGAATCAAGCTTGGCAGATACTTCCGAAAGCACTGCAAGGCAAAGGCGGATTTGAGGATTTGAAGGATGCGTTCCAGCAATGGGTCAAAGGCGATCTTGCCCACAAGAAGGCACTGGAAGACGCGGCAAAAAAAGCACAGGCCGATGAAGTCGCGAAGGATTTTGCGGCAGCACTTGCCGGTGCCAATTGGAATTTCAGGCTTCCGGGATTGAACGGTGTTCCGATGGCCGGGCAAGTTCCGGCAGGCAATCGACCAAACGCGGCGGCTGCACCTGCGGGCCAAGGCGGCGGTGGATTCCAAGGGCCTCCGCCACCGGGAGCGATCGCCGGAAGAAACGTCGGCGGTCCCGGCTGGGTTTGGGATCCGGTAAAGAAAAAGTTCTTCCCGGGTGCTCTTCGGGCCGACCCCTAGACTTTCGGAGCCATGGCACAAACTCTCGAATCGCTCGGAACACTGAGTTACAACGGCTACGACATCAACGGGCCGCGTGTAAGAACCACGCTGCGCGTCACGCCGCATTATTCATCGGACGGCCGCACGGTCATTTACAACGTCATCGAATTGATGGTCCGATTCGTTTTGACTAGCGATTACGACGGGCTTGGCGGCGGCGACCCAACTGACGACAACATGGTCGATTTTATCGCGACCATGACGCAAGCCGGGGGAGTGCTGATCTTTGAAGGATTGGGCTATGGGCCGTTCGAGATCAACACGGCCGACAACCCGGCGGACGTGATCTACGGCCCGAAGCCCAGATTGGTGAGCATTGAGCCGATCGGGGCAAATCTGGCCATGCGAGTCACGTGGACGTGCGAGGTGGCCCTCGTCCCGTGTGCATTGAACGGAATCGAAGGCTTCGTCGGGCCGCTGATCGAATTGACGTATACGAACGACTGGACCGTGGATCAGGCGGGCCTGACGGTTATCGTCATTCGCGGGCACAGCCAAATCGGGCTCAATCGTGCCGCCCCCGGATCGCCTAACATCGCGTTCACCGCGGACATGAACCGGCAGGCGATCGCTCCCGTTCCACCGTTAGGATTCCGCCTCAAGAGTCAAGATTGGTTCCTGAGCGAAGACAAGAGCCGCGAAGACTTCACGTTCATTTTTGAGGAAATCGCTGGCGACAATGCTCTGCCGACGTATTGCTCGGACATTCAATTCGATCAGCGATTGACCACGACGCGAGCCGGCGGCCTGCACATCCTTCCGACGATTGTGATTAGCGGCTTCGTCGAAGTGGTCAAGCCGCAACTCATCGCACTCGGCTTGCAAAAAGTGTTTCTGATTTTGAACGAGCGAATCACTAACATGCGAAATCAAGGGCGGCTGGCCCTGATTATTTCCATGAACGTGACTGAGCCTGTCTTCAATAGCCGTAGAGTCGCATTTGATTTCGCATTTCAGAGCCAGCCCGGAACGCTGAACAATGGAAAACCGCAGTTCGGCGGCGATCCCGGAAATTGGAGCGATGTGTTTTTGAAAGCCGGAATGTTTTCTCCGGTCGGCTCGACGGACTGGCTATCGTGGCAAAATTCCATGCTCGAAAACGCATGGTATTCCCGCGGCTTTTACGGACAAGGATTCAATCCGAGCAACGACCTAATCGTCAACCAGTGCAATGCGGCGATTCCGCAGTTGACGTTGGCGAGCGGTTATCCGACTGGCAACATCGCTCAGTTTGATCCGGGGGCTCCGACAAATGATCCGACGACTCAAATTTATCTATATTACGATGGTTCTGTGCGACTCGTGATGTATCCGAATTCGAGCACACACTTTCCCCTTCCGACGTCCGCACCGCCGAATTCGGGGGGCGGTATCGGAAGCGGGTCGAGCGGCCAGCCCCCGGTAACGATTTCTTCGGACAGGGCCCCGGTGGCCGCACAACTTGACCCGACGCTGCCGCCGGCATCAAGTCAGGTCAGCGGACAGAAACCGGCGAAAATCATCTTTGAAGGATCGGCTGTCAGGACGAATGCTCCGCCAGAATTACCCACCCCATCGATCACCGTCGGAGGAAATGCCAACATTCAGGTCGGCCATTCGGACGTGAAGGCTCAGACGTGGGGAGAGTATTTCGGGGCGACGCTTCACGGTCTCTCTTGGTACATTGAGTACATCGTTTCGGGCGCGAACCCCGATACGATCATGCAAAACTTCCCGGACAACTTGTCGAAAACGACGACCGGCGTCCAAAGCGACGGCCAGTAAAGAAGGGGCTTTTCCGAGTTATGGCAGACAAATTCAAAATCGACCTTGGCGAAGACGATGGCTGGGCAACAATCGTGATCGGGGGCAAGGAAATCAAGATCAGCCCTCTTGAAGAAATCGAGAGGCTTCGCAACGCGATCGGCGAAGGCAAGCAGCCCACGAATCAGGACATCATCAAAATCGTCGGCGTGAGGCTGAAAGAGGATCATGGCATTGAGGCCAGCCCGAATATGTCCCTGGCGTTCTACGCCGCCGTGCTGGACCTCAACGAAAGGGTCTCCGGTTTTTTTTCCAAGAGGCTCGCTTCGCAAGCAGTTTCGGATTCGACCCCCGAAGCGTCAGCCGCGGAAGATTCTGGGGAATGCTCTCCGCACTTGACCGACTCGACGCCATCGAATCCATGCGACGAATCGCCGAGCACGATGCCAGCAAAGAATTCCGCTGTAGCCTGATCGCGATGATCGAAGGGGAGGCCGCTGGCGATAAAGCCTATCGGCAAATGGTTGCCGATGAAGTCACTGCAAAGATCGACGCATCGCTGGCTGGCCGAGCCTGAGAACTTTTTTTGACGCGGAACGGACTAAAGCGATAGAGTGATGGGCGGGAGATAAACCGGGCCACGGATGCCACAATGGAGGTATCCAATGAAACTCTCTTGTCCGAATTGCCGTGAAACGTACAGTCTGCCGCCCATGATTATGGACATTCACGAGAAAGAGACGGCGGCAGAATTCGATGCGACTGCGGGCTCGCCGATGTTCGACATGATTCGCGAAATTGAATCGGAGCCCGTCATGCAATCGCCGCGTAGGAAAGCCGAAGCCGTAAGGTCCGCTTCCGCAGTTTCATCAGTTATTGGAATCGTGGCCCTGTCGGGAATTCTGCTGATCTTTGCAATGGCTGTCGTTCCTGCAATCATTGCGTCCGGCAGCGACGGCCAGCACGTTGAGCCCGGCGGAATAATTTTGCTGTTCGTGATCGGCGGGATTTACTTGCTGCCCACGATTATCGCGTCGGTTCGATCGCATCAGCAGGTCGCAGCCATCGCAGCCCTCAACATCCTCTTGGGCTGGACGCTACTCGGCTGGGTGATCGCGTTCGTTTGGAGCCTGACCGCCGTTAGACAAAGGGCCTGACCTTGCTCGAAATGTCGCAGGGTGCAATCCGCCAGATGTTCCAGGTGCAGACGGGCATGTATCGCCCGTCCGGCTACGGATTGCAAATCCCCGGCATGATCGATCTCGGCCTGCCGATCTTTACGGTGAGGCGTGTCGAGTCGATGAAGTACGATCCCGACATTCGCCTTGGAATGGCGATCAAAAACGCCCCGCTGCTGACCGTGAAGTTCAAACTCTCCGGTCGGCCAGAGATTGTCGAATTCATGACTGGGGAAATCGAACGCACGTGGTATTACGTCGTTCCCCGTCTGCTGGAGGCACTCTGGTACAGCCGGGCTGGTGGGGAGGTGATCTACAAACTTGGCGACGATCGCAAGGTTCACTTGGGCCACTTCCGCGACGTTTATCCGTCCGACATTTCGATTCTCACGCGGGGCGGCCAGTTCGCCGGCATTCAGATTTCGGCCGCATCCGTGCTCGCGGACGATAACAACTGGTACGGCAACGGCCCAGAATCGATGGACCGATACCGCAACAAGGGGAAGGTCACGCTGTTCCCGCCGAAGTCGTTTCTGTACGTCCACGGTCGGCGGTTCGGATCTTGGAACGGCCGGAGTGAATTGCTGGGAGCTTACAGTCCGTGGATCGACAAGTGGGACCAGTTCAGCGGGGCACTCGCGATCCGCCGCATGTGGTTCTACAAGAATGCCTACAGCGGATTTTGGGTGCAGCATCCGCCGGGCGAGTACGTCACGAACATGGGGTCCGATGGCAGCCCCGGCACGAAAATCCCCTATCGTGACTTGGCCCGCCAACTGGCCGAAATGATCCGCACGGGCGGGGTCGGCACGGTCCCGTTCGTGAACAATCCAGCGAAGCCGGGCGAGTCCATCTGGAAGATCGAACAGCCCGCCATCAACGGCGACGCGACGGGCTTGCACGATTACATTCGCGAACTGCGATCAGACATCCTGCACGGCTTGGAAATCCCTGACGACATTCTCACCGCCGTCTCCAGCGTGGGCGGGTTCGCCGGCCGTTCGGTTCCCGCGATGGCGTTCTTCACGTCGCAGCAACTCGCATTGCGGGCTCTCGTGCAAGAGGTGAAAGAGCAGATTTGGGACTGCCTCGCGGAGCTCAACTTCGGCAGCACCGAGTACGACGTGCAGGCTGAAGTTGACGTGGATCGCCTGATTCCCAGTGGCCTCCCCGGTGCGAACGACGAAGAATCGAACGTCGCGGCGCGGGCCGATGATCCAACGAAGCAGATGAGCGTGCAGAGCGACGCCGAATTCCCGAACTGGTGGAAGTCGACGGCGGCCACGTTCAGCGGCTATGCCACGGCTTGCGTGCGGTTCCGCGACGAGAAGGACAAGCCGATTCTGGCTCGCCCACGCATCTGGCGTCCGGTCGAAACGATCGCCGCGTAAATTATTTGACGCAAGGCCGGTCTTTTCGCGATGATGCCGCTTTCCTTTTTAGGAGCGAAAGCATGGCGATCGGCTATCACGAAATCACCGTCAAGGATCAAGGCCTGTTCTCTGCCGTCAAATCCACCGAAAGGGACACTTATCGGCTCTACATGGAAGATGCCGACGACGACAGAACGATCCTGCATGTCCCGACTCACGAGTGGGAGCAGCTTTGCCGCGAGACATGCGGCGAAGTCGCCCAATTCACCATTGGCGAATTCACGATCAGTGCCAACGGCAAGTATCTAGAAATCGACAAGCCAAATGACGGGCGAGCATGCATTTCACCGGAGCAGTTGCACGAGATGTGTGCTCGCGGTTTGGGGCCGGATTCGCTCGTCGATCCGCAGAAAACGCCAGGGTGGGTCGATGGCCCACCGACTGAAATCGGCCCGCTTTACGCTGTCCGCATCCGAAGCGAAGAATACAACCGAGACGTGGTCGGATATCTCACCGAAGCATCCGGGTGTCGGGCGCCATTCGTCAGTCACGAGACCGGACGCGGCTATGAATTGGAATGGTGCGTCCGCCATTTCCTGATCCCGGATCCCCCGCAGGCGAAGGTGCCCGATCCGCCGAAGTGGGTGCGGGTCAAGTGCGTGGCTGGCCATCATCACATCCCGACCGGGGCAGTTGGCTGGGGATTCAAACACGGCAAAGTGTGGCATGTCGCTCCAGATTTTGACGAAAACGTGATCGACCTCGAAGGCGACCGCTGGGTGCCGACCGATGGCTGACACCGAATACGGCTCATTCGGCGGTCAATCCATCCAATCCGCCAGCCAGCACTATCGCCAAATCGCGGAGTCGGACAACCCCGACCCGAACGCCCTCGCGCAAATCGCCCGCTGCAACTCATACCGCTGCCCGCGCGGGGCAATGCCGGGCGAAGCGTGGCTTCTGATGCTCTACTCCGACGTGCAGGTCGTGCAGGCCATCTCGCTCGGCAACGACCCGTATAACGCCTTGATCTTGGGCTGCGGACAGAACCAGCTTCAAGCCGCGAAGATGGTTTTCCTTGATGCGACCCAGATTGTCGGCGGGGCGGCCGAAGATCCGAACGGGCTATTCATCGTTCATGCGGCCGACGAGCGGGCAATTGGTTTGCGGTCCACGTTTACGCAAGCGTACAACGTCCGCACCTTGGCCGACCCGACCGCGGAGTATTGGAGTGAGACTGAGGATCCCGCGGCGGCCGTGCTGTTCAACGGCAATCCGGGGCCGGGCCGCGGGCCGTGGACTTGGCAAAAGATGCTGGGCAGCATTTGGACGTATGTCTCCCCCGCCCCAACGCTGGTCGGCCTGACCTTTCCAACGTCCAATCCCGAGCGCTTCCGCTTCATCGAACAGGCCCCCCTTTCGGCCTACGCCGAATGCCTGCAATCGCTCTTCATGGATCTCGTTTACAACCCGACGAACGGCGGCAGTTTCTCCGCCGTGCAACGCGGTGCGGCTGACACGAACTTTCAGCAGCTTCAACAGGCCAGCCAGAATTTTTTACTCTTCGCGAATAACCCGGTTGAGTCGGATGACATCTGGTTCCCCGCGTCGGTCGACGTCGTGTTCTTGGCGATCTATCCGGGAGCACCGGAAGAATCTATCACGACCGCACCCTATTACGTGTTCAACGGCGGTCCCACGACGATGCCCAATGGTGCGACGCCGGTGCCGGGCACGACGGACGTGATCTTTGCCCCCCTCGACGCTCAGATGTGCTGCCAGAATCAGAACCCGACGAACGTGATCGCACTCAACACGCTGGCTCAGTTGCTCATCAATTCGTATTACCAATCCCGCGATCAGGCCGAGCGGCCCAAGTTGTGGTGCTACGACGGCATCCAAGCGTTCAATCCCGGCTCGCAGGTCGAAGAAGTCGTTTGGCATTTGGGTCCGAGCGGGGCGACGACGACCGTTGCCGCAATGGCTGGCACATGACCGCGATCTCTCGCCCCCCGCTCGCTCCGCTCTTTGGCGATAACGCGGCGGACTTGTTCGCATTGTTCGCGTCCACAAGCGGCAATACCGTCCCCACAGAATCGGTGGTCGGATTCAATTCCGCGACAATGGCCCCAGTTGTCGGAATTGGCGAAAAATCATCGGCTCCGGGACTGTCTCAATCGCTTAACGCGGCTTTCTTTTGCGATCCGGTGTTGTCCATCCTGAGCGGCCGATTCAACGGCCCCGCGGGCCTGCCGTTCAGTTTCATCTATCGATTGGACGGCCGGAAATTCCGCTCGGCATCCGTGGGCGTCGGCTTCATCAACGCCCACTCAAACGGCCGCGTGCTCACGCCAACCGCGACCGCATTCGCGACCATCAATCCGCTCACGCTCATTTCAGACAGCAACGACATTGCCTATGCCCTGCCCGCCGGCATGACCGGGATTTCGATTCTCGCCGGGGCCTGCGATCGCAACGGAAACGCCGCCTGCCTGTTCACGCCAACCGGATCGGGAACGGCGTACAAGGTCGGTTATTGGAATGCGTTCGGAGTCTCGCAGTGGGTCGTGCCGTTCACCCCGCCGGGCGGCTCTCAAATCACCGGCCGCGTCCAAGTCGAATTTGATCCGGCCGGAGCGATCTATACTCTGTGCTGCTACTCCGGGAATCAGGGATGCGAGCTCCGCCAGTTTGCTGCGGCAACCGGGGCTCAGAATTGGTCTGTCGCTCCGAACTCGACAACGACAATTTCAGTCGCTTCGGTCTGGATCACGGCGGACGGACTTGCCTTCGTGACCATTGGTCCGTTGACCACGGGCAGCAACGTCTTCTCATACGCCACGGCGAGCGGGGCTCAGCAGTGGTCACAGAGAATCGGGAACAACACCGCGGCCAGCGTATGCGAACTGAAGGGCTTGCTGCTTGTGGGGGCCGCTCCAGTTTCGGCAGGCGGAGCGGTCACGAACCTTTGGCAGTTGAGCCGGGGCACCGGGGCGACGGTCAATCAATTCGCAATCGGCCCGACGAACCAAGGTTATCCCTACTGGCTTGAACCGCGTGCCGGGCGACTGGGGACGTTCGCATGAAAGAAGCCGGCAACCTTACGCCGCTCTCAGTCTGGTTCATGTCGTTCCCCGTGATGGCGACGGTTTCGGTTGTCGACGTGTCCACGCTTCGCGTCGCCGCGTCATGCCTCACGACAGGAACGACCGTCGCGAACTGCGGGATCGCGATCAACGGGTGCAAGCAGCAGTTCTATTCCACAAACGCCGGCTACGGCCAATTGCTCGATACCGCCGCGTCGGCCGCATTCTTCGCCGCGACGACGAACGCCCGTGTGATTGCCTACGATCCAGTGAATAGCCGAATCGCGGTGCTCACGACGGCCGCAGTGCTCGAAATCAACCCCGCGAACTGGCAGACCGCATGGACCACGAATCACGGGCTGACGCTCGGCACGAGCGGCGTTGGCATCGATGTGGACCGCAACGGCAACGTCGCGATCACGGCGGCGGGAACGATCCAAGTCTACGACGGGGCGACGGGAGTAATGTCGAGCACGGCGGCTCAGGCCGGTGCCGCGACGTGCCGCTTCGATGCGGACAGCAATCTCTACGTCGCTGGCACGGCCCTGATTAAATACGGTTCCGGGCTCGTTCAGGACTGGACTGCCCCGCTCACATTCACCGCGATCAGCGTGGGCGACCAATTCGTCTACGGTGAGGCGGACACCGGCACTGGATCACTCGTCGATATCGTGAGTCCGGTAAACGGCGGAGTGCTCGCCACGACGGCGACACTATCGAGCCCGTGTGCCATTCCTGGCGGCCGACTGATCGCGTTGTCCAATTCTCTCGGCATCTCGGGGCCGATTATCACACTGGTAAACTCCGGCGGATTCGTCTCCGCCAAAGGCGACCGACTCAGCGGATGGGCGTCGATCAGCGGCACGGGTCCGACCTACGGCCGAAGCGGGCCGACGCTGGCCGAGCCGAGCGTGGGCAGAATCGGGGCGTTCGCATGGTAGGCCGCACGCCACAATGGGAAGCCTTCCGAATCCGCCAGCCGATTCCAAGCCGGCTGCCCGGTTACGTGCTTTACCCGTACGCACCGAAGACTCTGCTGTATCAATTCTCAGTGGGCGGCACGGTCTATTGCATCGACTTGGACGCGGGCCAGATTGTGAGCGAAGGGCAGGCGTCAAGCATCGACACGATCGGCTTTGACGCGATGGA